TCATAATTTATCCCTAAACAAGTCCATTGCAAGATTCACCATATTCTCTTCTACTTGATCGTCCGTACCGGTAACACCATTGGCAATGTTCTTCTTTGTTTGAATCACATCATACATATACTTGTCGATAGTATCCTTACCTAAGAAGTAATAGCAGTTAACGTTGTTCTTCTGACCATTACGATGCGCACGATCTTCTGCCTGTTCGCAATCGCTGAAAGTCCAAGGGAACTCTATAAAAGCAACACGACTGGCAGCCGTCAAAGTAAGCCCGGTACCGCCCGATTTGAAATTCAGAATAATCAGTTTACAATCCGGATTATTTTGAAAAGAGTCAACGGCATATTGCTTTTGGTTCACATTGTCGGAACCAGTTACAGTAACGGCTTTAGGAAATTCCTTTTTCAGTTCTGCTACAACTTCTTTCAAGTAACCGAAAAGTATCAGCTTCTCACCACCGTCGATAACATCATGGACAAATTCACAAACAGCCTTGATTTTACCTCTGGCAGATATCTGTTTTAAAAGCTGCATCTGTACCATGACGGCACCATTCATTGATTTCTGCACTTGTGCGTCCGAAGCATTTTTGTACTTCTTCAAGTATTTTACCATATCAGCCTCAGCAGCCTTATACTCTTTGGTGGTAGTGATATCAACTGTCAAGTATTGACGAGTCTTGTCTGGAAGTTGTGTAAGCACCTTTGACTTCTCACGACGAAAGAAGCAAGTATTCCATAGTCGCCAATTTAGCTCTTTAACGTTGGATGCCTGTTTGGGACCATCACAATATCTTTCAACATACCGGCTATATCCTCCAAAGTCCTCTAATCGACCTAATATTTTTAGCTGTTGTATCAAGTCTGTATTATTGTTGACAACAGGAGTACCAGTCAATGCGAATACATACCGTTTTCCTTTGCAGATACCTTCTACAAACTTTCCTTGCTGTGTCTTACTTGATTTACATTTGTGAGATTCGTCAATGATAACAGACCTGAACAAAGAAACACGCTGATCGAAAGCAATACTTTTCATTGTGAACTTGGATTCCTTATTTACAGACCTCACAAAAAACTTATTCAGTGATTCATAATTCGTAATGAATACCTCACAAAGTGGGCTGCCATCAGACTTCTTACACTCATAAAAAGATTGCCAGGACTGGCGGTTTCTGTCATCAAGTATAATGGCGTTAATCCCTGCGAATTTCTTGAATTCACGTTGCCAGTTGACTTTCAATGCAGCAGGGCAAATTACAAGTACAGGAAAAGATTCACCGTATATAGGCGCTTCCTTATGTGCCTTAACAACTGCACATATAGCTTGCAACGTTTTACCTAACCCGGGCTGGTCTCCGAAAAAACAGCGTTTGTGCTCTATTGCATACTGGACTCCCTCAAGTTGATACTCGTAAGGTTGAAGTAACATATAGTGTTCACCGACAAAAGGTTTCATCGGAGGAATATCATAATTAATATCTTCAGTAACCTCACGTTCCTTAACAGTAGAACAGAAACGCATTTGAACAGCCCATTGCGAAAAAGCTCTCACATACCAATTGGCATCACGTCCAACAGGATAACGCGCATCATTGATACTAACAAGCCACGCCCGGTCTGTCCCGTCGTAGCGTGGCTTACTTGGTATCATCTTTATGACCTCGACCAACTTTGGGTGATACTCGAACTGAATCCGGTACAGATTTGGCGTCTTAGTCACATAGATTGGTTTCATGAAGCAGGTTCTAATACTAATTCTTGATGTTCAACAGTTGAGAATACCTCATTATCTTCACTCTCATTCATTGCTTCAGCAGCTTCATCTGTCTTTTCAAACGGGTCCTCACCATCTTTAAACTCGAACTCCTTTTGAATCTCTGAACATTTATTCTCTGTAACATAGAGTTCTGCTTCATACAAGAAATTGTAAACTGCATCACGAAACTCCTCACAATGCACATACGATTCGTTGTCCGGATCGAAACCAATACCAGGAGAACAAAGATTAAGAACTTTGCTCGTCATAAGAGTTCGCTTACCAGTCAGCACACAAACTTCAAAGGAAGAGTCACCACCAATGCTAACACCGGTTACATTGAACTTCTTGAAAAACTCATCTTCAAGACATGAATCCGGACGTTCCCAATTAATGTACCCGGCTTCTTTCTGCTCTGTAATATCGACAATGTAAGGGATAAGCTTATTAAGCGAATCCTTCAAATCCGGATGAACAGGATTAATCCCCTTGAAAACAATATCGTTTCCCTCCTTGTCTGTATAGACCACTTCAAGACATCCCTTTTTGGTCAATTTTGCTTTTGAAATATTCAAATCCATTTTAATTAAATTTTTAGTTAATACTTACCTATGCAGGTATTCATTAATGAAATCTTTATAGTACTGGTCAACAGGCAATGGCAAATTGATTCCTAATTCGGTGGCAGCATCAGCCTGAACCTTATCCA